ATCATGATGTAGTCCTGGCCCTCGATCAGACCCTCATGCCTCGGATCAGCACCGGGCCGGTGAGACCGACGAGCACGCAAAGTCAGCGGAATGAAGTTGGGGCCTTTGGTCTTGAACCCGTTGTGATGAAAGACCGCGGCCAAGGAACCACGAAGGCGGATCTCCATGCCGGTGGAGGTCTTGTGAGTCTCAGCGTTCAGTGTGTTGTAGACATGCTGCCGAGTGTCGAGCAGAGGCTTGCCGCCTGCGCGGTAACTTGTACCGCCTGAATGACTGCGGAAAGTATCGGCCCAGAGCGGTTTGTAACGGACCTGGGAATCGCCCCCATGATCGATCCGCCTCTTGGCCTGCTCGACAACTATCTTGCCGAACGGGATTCGATGGAACGCCTTGAGAATCTGCTTCCGACTCGGAGCCTGTCCCTTGAACTTCAACCGGATTGTCATCCGTATCTTGTCCATCAGTACAACCGATCCGGTGCGGGCGGGAAGAAGTCGCTGTCGGAAATCATGGCGGTGTCGAGGCGAGTCGATACCGGGACGATGACCGCAGCTGCCGTGCCCGAACCCTCGGCACCGGTGTCCTTACCGAAGATCCGGTCGCCATTGGCCAGTGCCTTCAGGGAGGCATGGGCGTCACGTCCCCTCTGAGCGATTGCGGGTGACAGATCTCCCCCTCGTCGGCCAGCAAGGTGGAAGATCGTCAGGTCCGCAACCAGCCCGATGAGCGTGGTGTCGCCAGCGGTCTGCAAGTCGGAGAGATCAGTCTCCGAGTACCGCTCACCACGACGGGCATAGCTCTCGATGTCGGACGAAGCACGCTCGACCGCCGCGGCAAGGATCACGTTGCTGTATGTGGTCCCGCCATCGGTCCCGTCGTCCGACGCAAGCATCTGGATGACACGCGAGTCGATATGCGTCAGCAGTTCCGTCGCCGTCGCGTATTGTGGAGCCGCCATTACGCCTCCTTAGGTGGAGACATCCTGGAGGAGCCATCCGCTGTTCGGGGCCGTCAGAACGATGTCGCGGTTGTCGGTCACCGCACCCTTGAGCAGACGGTCGAATCCCTTGACCTCGGTCTCCACATTCATCTCTTCGTGGAAGAAGCCCGTGAGTGTCGTGAACGACGGGGCTGCGTTGGCCTGGTTCGGGGCACCAACGCCCGCGAGCCCGCCGACGCGGCTGGTGAAGACCGCGACATTGTCGGACATCACATAGGTCACCGTCGAAGTGCCGTCGATCTCTCTCTGGAGAGTCTCCTTGACCGCGTCCTCGACCACCATCGTGACACCGTAGAGATTCGGCGGAAGACCCCAGCTGTCCACGATCCGCTTCTCCATGCCTTCCAAGACGCCGTACGCCTTCTCATGGTTGACCATGTACTCGCGGATCTCGGGCGAGGTCGCCATGTTGCCAGCCGTGTTCGGGTTGACGATGCAGACCAGCTGGTCGCCGGTCACGACGCCGCCGGTCGCCTGGGCAATCTTCTGCTTGACGAGGTTGAACGACTTCTTGATGAACTGGTTTGCAGCCGTCGTGCTAGAGGTCACCCAGGTGCCAGTTGCAACACCGAGCGCGTCGAGCGTGGCCGAAGTGTTCGAGCCCCAGTTGCCCGAGGTCTCCAGGACCGTGAGGGCATCGATGGTTCTGTCCGTCATCGCCCGGGCAGCCTCGGACCGACCGTGGGCCGCGACGATGTCGAAGGTCGCCTGATCCACCGTCAACCCGCCAAGGGTGTAGGTGTATGTACGCCGCTCGCAGTTCCATTCCTTCCAACGGAACGGCCTCTTGCGGCCAGCCGGTCGCTCCTGACCGTCCGGCCAGATGTGATCCTCCTGGGTGATCACGGTGACCGGATCATTGGAAGACAGTTCGGCGTACAGACCCACGACACGCTGACCACCGATGATCTGCATGTAACGATTCAGGGCGAATGACATCACGTTCCGGCTGAACTCCACATGCAGCAGAGAGGTTGCAGCCGGAATCTGTACATTAGTTGGCCCGGGATCGTAATAATTCGTGACAAGTGCCATGGAGTAGCTCCATCGGAAAGATCAGTTTCGTAAATCCTCGTCTGGGATACGCTCCCAAGCGAGGATGTGTATATGCACCACGGCTTGATGGATCAGATCACAGTGGAGCGGCATTGTCCGGGTTGAGTCGAATCCGAATGACCTGGTTCGCCGCGGTGGCGTCCTCAAGCGCCTCACCGAGCATCACGTCGTTTACGTCATCAACTTCAAAGACCAGACCAGCCGAGCCGACACGGAGCGCTACCGGAACAGTGATCGCTTCGCCAGCCTCGGCTAGAACGATGTTGCCCGGTTGAAGCCGGATCGGCTCGCCGGTCAAGGCGTGGTTGGTGTCGTCGAACCGGCGATTGCTGCCGTCACTGAAGCCGACAACACGGTGCGTAGCGGTCGTGTCCGCATAATCACCTTCGCCACGGTCCGCAATACGAATCGCGCGGAACGGAAGAATGTCCTCGATAGCCCGTAGCGCAGGAGTAAATTGTCCAATCATTTCATGGCTCCAGCGTGGTGCATATCACACGGGGGCCACAAACCAACATCAACCGGTCAGCCGGTCATCTTCTTCTTCTCTTCTTCGAGGTAACGGACGAAGACCGCACCATCGGTGATGCCCTCGGCGGTGCATCGGTCGCGGGCAAGGTCCGCGGCCTGGGCCTCACGCTCGAACTTCTCCAGGCCGCTTCCACCGTCGTCGGACGGCAACCGGACGTTGGTCTGGTCGATCCGCATCCCGATCGGGTCCTTGCCGATCCAGCCCTTCATGAAGTTGAGCTTCTCGTCGCAGGCTGCCTTGGCTTCGGACATTGTCATGTCGTCATCAGCCGCAGACACGATCTCACGCTGCAATGCGGCCCGCTTGGTCGTGTCGCCGAGCCGGTAGCCGTTCATCGACATCTGGTCTAGAACACGACTGTACCGTTCATCGAGAAGGTCAGCACGCATATCCGCGGTCTGCCGCTTCTGAGTCTCAAGCTCACGGGCGAAGTTGTCTCTCTCCATCTCAAGAGCACGGACAGACCCGCGCGGCTTCTTGGTCCGCGCGTGCTTGTCCTTGTCGTCACCGTCATGGTCATAATCGTGACCGTCGTCATCTTCCATGGCCTTGAGCTTCGCCTTCATCGCCTCGGCCTCGTCCTCCATCATCTTGCACTTCGCCTTCAGTTGCGTGAGTTCATCGGATTTGACATCAACCATGTCGTCGCTCCTGGGGATCGAAGTGTTAGTCGGGCCTGGGTCACCAGATATGGTAGCACCACCGGACTCGAAGTGTATGGGTGGTAGTTCACGGGAAAAAACCTCGAGCGTCAACCCGTCCCGGACGAACTTGGTGTCCGGCAAAGGCCGGGCCGGGGTCTGACTTCCGAGCAGAGCCACCTCGGACATATACCCGTCAGACCAGATCTCAGCCGACCGTCTCGGGTAGTCGTTGGAGCCCATGTGGGCAGAGAAGTTCGCCAGGGACATCTCGACATCACCGAGAATCATCAGTTCGTTGTCCGGGTCCACCCCGATTGTGATGATGTCTCCGATGGCCGGTCGAACCGATCCGTCGTCGTGGTCGGGGTTATGACCGAGAATGAGCTTGGGGTACTGACCCTTGTCCATCATCGCCCGGGTCCGAGCTACGACCTGGGCAACCTTCTCCTTGTCGTAGCTGCGTACCTTCGTATCGTCCTCATCGTCAATCTCAGGGTCGAACCCGACGAACAGGTGCAGACCGTAGATCACGATCTTGTCGCCGTTCTGGCTTGTGCGGTGCGTCGGGGTCAATTCGCAAATACCCCGACCGAGAAGGTGAACGACGAATTGGCCCCGGTGTCGGTGATCGTCCATCTGACTCGGTAGTACTTGGCGAACACGGCGATCGAACTGCCCACGTTAACAGTAGACGCACCTGTAAAGCCACCAGTGTTCAAATTGGGCTGGACCGGCTCGTAGTGCTGAATGGCGCTGCCCTCACCGAGAACCTGGGTGAACGACACGACCTCGAACCACAACGAACCATCCAAAGACCCCTCGACCGTGACATCCAGATCGTCGCCCGAGTCGGCTGCCGCGGCAGTAACGTCCAACATCCACAGATGGAACTGGGCCGGGCTGTCGTATAGCAGTTCGACGATTGCATCCGTCATCGTCGCGTCAGAGACTGCGCCTGCTTCGGTCGTGGACGCTTTGATCACTCGGAAAAACGCCATCAGGTCACCTCGTCTGCTTTACAGTAGCACG